GTGAATATACCTGCGCACAAGCAGTGTCCTGCCGCTGCCGTTTAGGTCTGGCTCGTAGTCGTGTTTGGCCACATAGAACTCCATCGGGCTGCCCGACTCGTTGAGTTTAATCAGCTCGCCTTCGGGGATGTCGCGCAGATGCGTGTCGCGCGATACCGAGATCAGTCTCGGGCTTCTTCCACTCATCCAAACACCACCACCTTAACTGGGATGTTGACCGTCGGGGCCGCGCCGATACACTGGGCAGTCAGGCTGTTAGCCCCGGTCGTGTAGTTGTGGATGAGCGCAAAGCCCTCCAGTAAGCTTGCGTCCGCGTCCGGGTCTGTGCCGGTCAGCGCCACGTCCCACTGCGGGTCGACATCATACGACGCCGCAAGGCCCGTGATCGTGATCGTCTGCGCCTGGTACCCGTGCGAGTCCTCGGCCCAGCCGGAAGCAAGGAGAGTGCCGGTGTACTGCTTTGCGCTGCCGCCGCCCGTCAGAGCCTTTGCAATCGCGTCGTCGATCTGCGGGCCGGTGTATGCGCTGTTGTAAGCCATAATCTCACTCCTTCATGCAGAGGAATTCTTCCCCGTCTGCCGTCAGCATGGTTTCCGTCTGACCAGAGGGGATAAGACCCCAGTTGTCGTTCCAGCTGCCGTCCGCGCCCTGCGCGTAGAGGGAAATGCGGTATTCTCCGTCTCCGTTCAGCAGATAATCGTCGTAGACCTCAAATGTTCGCTCCGTGTTTGCCGGGGTCTGGGAAAAGGACGCGATCAGCGCCCCTTTCCCGCGGCCCCAGTCCTCCCCGGCCTTTGTCGCGCGGCATTCGAACGCCTGATACGCGATATCCGAGGAGAACTTCACAGTAATTGAGTCATAGCCGGAGACTGCTGAAATTTTGCTTCTCGAGATGGAGAAGGTCAGCCCCGGCGCGGCCATTACGCCACGCTCCAGGTACCGGCAGCATTTCTGACGAAGACCTTGACAACCTTCGTGCCGTCGCCGGAAGAGGCCGTCGCAAGGTCCGTGCCCTTGATGGTAACGTCGATCGCCGTTGCCTTCTTGTAGCCGCCAGCCTTGCCGGAGGTGTTCGTGGAGCCGCCGGTGGTCGGGATCTGCGTGCCGGCCGTGTTGATGCTGCTGGAGTTCGGCACGACCTTGACCACGTATTCCTCGAAGTCCACATCGGACGTGAAGGAGAACGCACAGGTGTCGAAGCCGGAAACCTTCGAGATCTTGGTCTTGTCCGGGCCGGTGATCGTGACCACGGGAACTGCCGTGTTGACCGTGATAGACGCCGTGACCGCTGCCGATTCGTTGCCCACATCGTCGCGGACCTTAATGGAGACAGTCTTGAGGCCGTCGCCGTCGGTCAGAACGATAGACTTCGATGCTGCAAAGGTTTCCCACGAAGCATCTGCCTCTGCTGCCGCCGCCTTGATGCCCCAGATCTTCATCTGGTAGCCGGTGGTCGATTCATCCGTGACCGAGATCGCCGCCGTGACGGTATTGCTTGTGGAATACGTTGCGCCGCTGTTCAGCTTCAGACTCAGCCCAGCCGGTGCCAGCGTATCAAGAATTAGATTAAAAAAACTTGCCATGTGTTAAGCCCCTTTCTTTTCATTCAGTTCGATGTATAAAAATCCGCCCGGGCGGGTGTAGATCACCTCTTCGCCGACGCAGACGCTCTTCACGCCCATTTCGCCGACGAATAATTCCTTGATCTGTTCTTCTCCGATCGTTACCATATCCTCACCCCCGAATCAGATAGACCGTTCTCGGGTCCTTGACCGCTAAGGCCTCATATTCTCCCCGGTCGAGCACAACAATCATGTCGATCTGCTCCGAAGAAACATTCCCGCTGCCGCCCGGAATCTGGATCGTTCTCGCCGCTTCGACCTTCATGTGAATCTCCGGCTGGGAGACCGTCATTTTAACCATAGCCAGCCTCCTTCAGGAACTCTTCGATGGTTTTCTCTACGGTGCTGACCGTGATCGGATTCACGTCTCCGTCCGTCGCTGCGAACTGCAGTTTGACCGTTCCCGGACGCAGCCGCATCGCGTCCTCCTTCGGGATTTTCACAAGAAGATGCGTCTCATCTACGATTTTCGGGGTATACTGGAAGAACTGGCATGCCTGCTTCACATAGAATTCAGGCTTCGTCACCTTCGTCAGGTCAGTTCCCTCAATTTCCACGGATAAAGCGTTCGCGATTTTTTGAAACACTTAATCACCCCCGCTCTCTTGTGCCTCGAAGACGTCTAGCTCGTTCTTGGCCTTGATGTAGGTTGTCGTGTCCGAAGACAGGGAGATTGTCGGGAGCAGTCTTGTCTCGGTGGAATAATCGTGGTATGCAATAGCATTCGAACCAGTTGTCAGCAAGATATCCTCATACGGCGTCAAATTTGTCATTGGCGCAGAAGCCGGGAGCGTGACTTGACTCCATCCAACATTCGGGTCGCTAGTTGTGAAAACACCTTTATCTGTGCTGACCGCCATTTGCTTTTCCGACGCGGCCATATTCCCGGACGTAACTCCACTTGAATAGGTTGTCAGGCCACTCACTTGTTCTACAACCCAATCCTGCAGATTGCTAGACCGCGCTAAGTATGTGCCTGGGACCTGACCCGCAATGAGCATCCAGTACATATTGGAGTATTTTACGATATTGGACGCACCTTCGAATTTTTTGCTCGTGTCTATTGTCGTAGAACTCCATTCACCGCTTGGGTCTTGCGCTGACAGAAGAACTGTTGGGGTAGAATTTTGTGTCACTCGACACACAAACCATGTTCCGTCAATATAACTAAGCTGTCCTGCAAGAAGCAAATTCCCGTAGCCTAACGTCGTATATTGCCACGTTGCCTGCGTTTTGATATCCGTCAAGTACAGCGCCGCGAGATTATCACCCATTACCCAGTACGTTCCGTTCGTGGAAAAATCCTTGAACGTCGGCGTAGCTACATGCGACGTTGTAACATTCGGGCCGCTCACCGCTCTGGGCGTGCTCCATGTCTCGCCGTCCTCAGACCAAACGATATATGCGCACTTTTGCGTCGTTTCGCCGGAGCCTTCGAACGCAAATGCGATCAGATCATCTGTCGATGCAACATTCACACCGTTTGTATCTATATCCTCTTCGGAATATGCTCCTGTTCCGCGTCCCGTAACACTTTTTGTTGCAATAATCGTATATGGGCCGAGGATATTATCTGCAGATGCAATGTTGAGTGTGTACGTGTGGTAATACGTATTTATTGGTTTCCGGTCGTATGAGCCGCCAATATACCACTTCCCTTTGAAGAGAACCGGTTTTGTCATACTCTTGAAGTTTGGCTCCACTCCTACCGCTTCCGAATCCCACGTTACCGCTCCAACAGTATTTCTGAGAATCTGACACAGCTGCGGATACTCCGCAAACGTCACCTGAGAGCCGTCGCACGGAAGCCACGCGTCGCCAAGACTCAGCGCCGGGGAGGTTTTTACCGTCCCGATGGGCTCAATCCTGTCCGGCATGTGCCGTAACGCATCGTCAACCGTCGGATCAGCCGTTGGAATTCTCAGATACTGCGCTGTTGACGTCTGCAGCAGCGTCTGTTGGTTCAGCGGTGTGCCGGGTTCAATCGGAACGTCCGCCCGCTCCATATCGTAAATGTTTGGCTGCCCCGCGACGGGTGTCATTTTCACCCGCCCCGGGTAGGTGCTCTCTCGATTTTTCATGGTGTCACCTCACTACAATAAATATCTCCGGTGTAAAACCATCCGATTTCCAGCCGCTCTATTTCATCGTTAATCATCTGAAATCCGTGCTCGATGTTGTTTGCGCCTTGAAATGTCAGTCCATCCGTAGACGCGGGCGGTACCGGGACGGATGCAGGCAGCTCCAGCGCGTCGAAGATGTTATGCACCGCGCCGATATAATCCTCCGCTTCCGTCTGTGTCGGAATATCCGTGTTTTCCCAGTCTGTGCGGACGTTAATCGGGTTCCCACGGTTCCCGTGCCACTGCAGCCGCTGCCAAAGCCACTGTGCCGCCTCCGACACGCGGTTTAAATCCGATGCGTTGTACGCACCTTTCATATTGGAGTTCCATTCCGCCTTTTCTGCATCTGTCATCTCTTCATAGGCGATCTCCGCCAGTTCCGCCCTACGCGCTACATCTTCCTGCGTCCGGTCGTAGACCATCGAATCAATGATTCTCACGTGTCCACCCGCCCTTCATACGTTCCACCGAATGCACCGTTATAGGTGTACTTCGTGCTGGTGATATACACTTCATTCTGCGTATACTTATTTTTCACTGTGATTTTATCCAGCGGATCAAGGCGAACATCCGGTCGATACTCGCCATTGAGCGTCTTGCGCCCCTTCAAAGCGTCCTTCACCCACGCAGCAACCGTCGCAGCTCTGTCTGTCGACTGAATTAGCGCATTTTTCACGGTCTGCTCTTCGCCGGATGTTTCATTTGAAGCAATGGCCTGCCCGTCGTTGACATTTACGGATTTCAACGGTTTAGACAGCTTATATTCCGCGTTTTTATAACTCGGGAACTGATCGATCAGGTAGTCCGTCAATGTCTCGTCCAGCGGTTCGACGTGCGCAATGCCGCTCCTGTCGATTCGTATCACGCAGCACGCCGCGTTCGCACTCAACTGAACCGTGCTCGCGCAAGTTTCGTTGTACTCTGTAGAACCGCTTCCACCGCTCGGAAGCGTCACCGTAATGCTATCTAAACTGGAATCAACGGTGTATTCGTCCTCTGAAATTCCGCACTGTGTAAATGCGGATTTTATAAGCGCGGTTAACGTCATGGTCTTATTGCTCGGAAGCGCATATTTCTCTGCCATCAGGTCAAACACGCTCCGAGCCGTAAATTTTGCCGTAATTCCGTTCGATGGCGTGTTCCACTCGGACATGTAGAACGTTCCGCCCTTGAGCCACTCCGTAAATCCGTTGATCTTGTATCCGTATCGCGCACGCACCTTCTGCTGCTCCAAAAGATATCGATACGTGCCCTGCGTATTGTCCGGGTTCCAGCGCCCATCCTGATTTGCCAGTTCAAATGTGATTTCGTCGCTCGGAAGCTTAAAAGAGAGCAGATCCGCGCTGCTGTCGTGGCTGAACGACATGAGATCCGCTTTTGTAAATACATTAAATACACCGACGATAATCTCTTCGATTCTAGCCCTTCGATTTGGAAGACACCATTTCAAGACTTCCACTTCAATTTTGTCGTACCCGGACACATCTTCACCAACCACACTGGAAACATCCGTGTTTCCGGTCACATTGTACGTGTGGACAAGTGTTCCGCCGTTGTATGCCCGCACGATAAAATCCCGCGCCCATTCCTGATAAGTGCTGCTCCACGTCACTGTGATACCCGGAATTACAATGGCATGCGTTTTTGAAAACGTCACAGTAATCATCGGATTTTTCGTGAATGTGCACGCATCGCTGCATTGTTCGTTTCCGATAAATCCTGTGTCACCTTCATAAATATCCGGCTTCGCCTTCACCGTTCCGTCCAGCGCCCAGATATTATGTTCGCACGTTGCCATCTTGATATAATTCTTGTCTCTGTCAACTGTGACTTCTGAAATATCCACAAACGGCAGTGCACCGTTGTCCTTCGGCGTCGCGTCCGCCTGAGCTGCCGGATCGTTCACCGTGTACCGAACCTCAACATAGCTCAAAGGAAGTAAGCGAGGGCGGTCCTCTGCCGCATAGCAGCCCATTGTCTCTTTCCAAGCCTGCGTAGTGCTCTGCATGACCGCCCTCCTTTACACTTCAATCAAAGACAATTTGCAGTCTTTGTACCCGTTAATCAGCCCCGTCGCCGGGTCTACCATGTGGACGCCGCTCGTTGTGCGGTCTCCGACATACATTTCCCGCGTCGTCCACGAGTTCGTCAGCTGATTCAAAAACGTCACTTGGCTGTAAAAATTACCGCCATATGCCGTATTGAACAGCTTCATAACCTCGGCCCACTTCTCCGCTGGCAGATAACGCCAGCTGACTTCCACTTTTGCAACAGATTCCCGGACGATTGCGCCAACCACATATCCTTCAACGTTACGTGCCGCGTCCACAACCGTACTTTCCGTCCCAACATATGTAGACGGCATTGGGAGGTCATGTCCGGCAATGCTTACCAGTGCTCTAGGCATAGTTTACAAGACCTCCCGTCGCAATCGTTGCGCCTCGGCGCTGCCTGGTAGCACGCGTCGAAGCTTCGATCTGTTCACCATCCAGATAGACCGTTACGTTCACATCGCTGCCAGAGCCATTTCGTGCCGCCATGACCGCGTTGTAGACGCCGGATGCAACCGCTTCCACAATCTGGTCGTTATTCGCAACCGCCGTTCGGTTTCCGATCGTACCGACCATCTCCGCTCCGGCTTCCCGTGCGATAAACAGCTGACCGATTCCTGGGAAACCACCAGACGCGAATTTTCGAACGCTTGTACTGCTTCCGCTATCCCCGCTATCGCTGTCTCCGACGCTCACATTTCGCGTGATGATGGTATGCGTTGTCGTAATGTTTCTTGGGATACTGTTCAGTTTATCAATGATCCTCTGAATTGCAGAGCATGCAGTATTCGACGCCGTGTTGAAATTCTCTTCAAGAATCGCCTTGAAGTTCTCGATTTTCTTTCTGTATTCCGGCGTTTTTTCTTCGATGCCTTCACAAAGACCAGTGACCAGCTGTTCACCAACGGTTTTCATGTTCGTAAACATCTGCGAAGGAAGGTCAGCCGAACTCTCGCCGTCCATTGCCGTGTGCAGTTGCCCCATCAGATCGTTGTAGCTCGTCATCAAGCTAACCGCCGTCGTCAGCTCTGTATTTGCTGCTTCGAGCTTGTTCTCCAGCGTAATTGTGTCCGTTGTAATATCTTCAACGCTGTCCGCGAAGCTCTTAATCGGGCTGGACACAAAAAGCTTCTGAAATGCTCCGACGATGGAATCCCATGTCACGCTGCCCATGCTGCTGGTGTAATCCGAAATCTGCTCTGCAAACTCGCCCATATAATCCACGAAGTCTGCCATGTCCTCTTTCAGCGTCGGCAGCGTTTTATTCACGCCACGAAGCGCCGGAGCAAGTTTGTTTTTCAGTTCGTCTGCAACTGTTTTCAGGTTTTCTACAAGACCCTTAAACGCTTCACCCAGCTCATACAAAACTCCAACACCGATTGCAATCGCCGCAGGCAGAAGTCCCGCGCTTGCCACGCTCGCCGTTCCGAGCGCCGCCACAGCAATTCCAACGCCAACAAGGAGTTCTGTTCCTTTTTCAATCGCCTTCGTGATCTTGTCGCTGTTTTTAATAACGGGGTCCCAAGCCTTGCCGATCTCATCAAGTCCCTTTCCAATGCCCCAGATTTCAGTGATAAACAGCCCTGCAGCAATGCCGATTTCTGCAAGGATCAACATGCCGATGCCGATATTTACCGCAACGGTTGTGCCAAGCGTTCCGAGACCGTAACATGCCGCGCCGACCGCAACGAGAAGTGCCGTTCCGATTCCAAGCGCTGTAGCAACCGTCCCCGCGTTCTCAATAACAGGCCCCCACGCTTCGTTTACGGCTTGCAGTTCCTGTCCGAGAAGCGCAATCGCTCCGACGAAAATCAGCGCGCCCACTGCCACTTCCGCTACGATCAAAACACCAAGGCCGATATTCGTTGCGAGATCTTTTAGTTTTGTGGTTAATGTGCTCTTTTTGTCGCTAAGCTCTCCAAGACCAGTCGTTGCCTCTCCCGTTTTTTCTTTTGCCCCGGGAAGGATACCGAGCAGCTTGTCTTCGCTGTCCATGATCTTCTTGACAATTTTGAACCCGATAATCGCTTCTATGATGGTTGTAAACACACCGTCGCTGCTGTCAAAGCCGTCTGAAAAATCAATCGCCGCCGTAACAGCTGCTTTCAGCCCTTCCCATAAGGAAGAAACAATCGCGGGCCAGTCAATGTTGTCGATCAACGTTGCAATCTGCGAGCCAACCTTTTCCCAGTCAATGTTTTGAATGGTTTCCGTAATGGAATCAATCAGCCCTGTTGCAAATTCACTCACCGCTGTGCCGATTTGCTCCATGTCAAGGTTTTCGATCAGACCTGCAAAAACCTCGATTGCAATTTTGAAACCAGCCCATAGCTCTTGTGCGACCTTTTCCCAGTCAATTTCGCTGATCGCGCCATTCAGGAAACTCGCAATATTGCTTCCAAGCTGCTTCCAGTCGTAGTTATAGACAAAATTTACAAGCGCCGTCAGTGCAAGATCGATACCGGCCCCGAATGTCTGCCCCAGCTGATACCAGTTGATCTTATCTCCAAGCGTGTTGAGTGCCGTTGCCAGATTCTGGGAGAATTTCGCAATCTTTTCTTCCAGTTCCGGGTTGCTGAATACTTCCAGCAGTTTTGCGGACCATTCATTCACCTTGTCTGCGATCTTGCCCATCGGCTCGTCCCAGTTTCCGGTGTCGAACGCCTCCTTGACACTCTTCATAAAATCGTCAATGGACGCCTTGATCTCTTCCACACGCTGGTTTACTGCGTCTCCAAGGAAGTCATAATCAATCGGTTCCAGATCAAATCCGGCCCCGCCGCCACCGGCACCACCAGAGCCTCCGCTTCCTTGCTGCGGAGAAATCACGTTCAGCTCATCGATACCGAGCATGTAGTTCTTCATCTTCTTCGCAGATTCCGCCGCGCTACTCATATCGTCGGCAATTCCGCCGGTCGCCGTTTCTGCGCCGGACAAGGAATCTCCCCAGTCCACAGAATCTGCCATCTGGATTCCAAACAGAGAAGCGATTGCCGAAACAATGCTCCGAATCGCCTGTGCCACTGCAATCGCCAGCGGCAGAACCGTATTGAGGATCGGAATGAACAGATTGCCGAACGCCTGCGCCGCCATCGTGACCTGCGCCCGCAGGACTCGCAGCTGGTTTGCCGGTTCCTGCAGCGTTCTCGCCATATCGCCCTGCACCTGTGTCACCTGCGTCAGCATCGCATGGTATCGAAGCTGTGCTTTCTCTGCCTGCGTCATATCTGAGACGCTTTTTTTGATTCCAAGGTTATATGCTTCCTGCTGCAATCTCGCAACCGATAAATCATAGCCCAAACGTCGCAGCGGCTCCAACTCGCCGGAAATACCGGATTGCACCTTCTGCATTGCTTCTTTCACATCGATATCGTAGAAAGAGCTGATGTCATAGCCGAGCTGCGTCAGGTTCTTGGACATTGTGTATGCTTTGTCACTCGCCACGCCGAAGCCTGCAATGATGGAGTTAAATACGCCCTGATTTTCCATCCAGTCTGCCGGGTTGATGCCCATGACGTCGAAAACTGTCTGTGCGTATTCAAATGCCTGCTGCGCATACTCTCCCATCGAAACGGTAAACATGTTCAATGTTTCCGTATATTTTGATGCAAGCTTGAGAGACTTTCCAAACCCATTCCATATTGTCCGGAACATCGCGGCCCACCCGACGCTTCTCAGTGCCTTGCCAAGCAGATTCGTTTGCAGTACCGCATGGCCTGTGTTTTTCGTATACCGTTTTATCGGCGTCTCTACGCTTTGAATTTTGCTCGGGAATGCTGAAAATCCGGAAGACACCTGGTTCATCTCACTAGTTAGCGGCCGCATCGCGTCTGCAAGCGTCCGCATCTGTTCGGAAAATTTCCCAATGTCCGCCTTGTCAAGCTTCTCGATAACATCCGGCAGTTTGGAAAGCTGGTTGATAAAGCTCGTCAAACTCGACCGCCCAAGCTCACTCAGCGGCCGAAGGCCGTCTGCAAGCGCCGTCAACTTATCGCCGTCCGTCCATTTGATCCCAGCCAGCGCCTCGTTGATCGCGTTCAGTTGCTTTGCAATCGTGGACGATACCTTGAGATTCGCCGTCGACTGCCCGAGCGTGGTCATGCTGTCGCTGATCCGCTTGATTTTACTCTCAAAATCGCCGGTATTCAGATTTTTGATCGTGTTTTTAATCCGTTCAATGCCTTGCGCCGCCTTTTCCAGAGAACTTCCCGTGCCGCCGAGGCTGCTTTTCACGTTCCGAAGCGATTGTGCCAGTGCGTCCAGTCCGCTTGCTGCTTCGCTGCTGTCATTGACAATCTGAAATTCAATGCCTTGCATTTCAACGTCAGCTATGTTCCTCACCGCCTTTTTGCTCGAACTTTTTGTTAATCTTTACCATCCACATTTCCATGATGGCTTTCGCTTTATTGTCGGCTTTCTGCTCATGTGTCATCTGCTCTGCCTGCGGCTTTTTCGTGTATAGATCAAATGGCTGTTCACGATATGGAACGGGCTTTGCGCCCTTCTTTGCAAACGCATGCAAAACCGGTGACGCGTCCAAAATTGCTTCGTAGATGTACGCGCCCTGCAGCCACAGATTCTGATTGTGCATGTCGCGCTTCAATTTCCACGCTTCTCGGTAAAATTTCACCAGTTCCACATCCTGCTCCCAGAATTGTTCGTAACTCATTCCGATTGCAAGATAGAACGGGAATGCTTCTTTGAAAGCCTCCGTGTAAGCAAATGAGGGAGTGGGGTCATCCCCACCCCCTCCGTTTTCGGGTAATAGCTCGCTTACTCTGCTACTGCCCAGCCGGGGTTTCCCTCGTCTGCGTCCTCATCTCCGTCAAGCAGTGTCGCGTAAGCGTCGTAATACATATCGACGAGCACTTCCACCAGACCTGTCCTGTCCCGCAGTCCCTCGTAGATCTTATCCACCGTCTCGTTCTTCACGGTGCTGTGATTTGCGAGGAACGCGCCGCGGAACAGCATTGGAATCATCGTGACCGGCTTGTCTCCGATCTGTCCGATTACGAAGCCGTTCTTTTCCAGAGCGGATGCTGTTTTTCTGGTAAATTCCAGCGTATAGGTCTTATTCCCGTACGGAATTGTGACTTTCTTTGCCATCGAAATTTCCTCCTGTTAATCTTCCGCCAGTTTAATCGGCGTGGTCGGTGCGATAGAAATGTTCAGGTCAACAACCTCGTTGACGCCGCCGCCCGTCGGGTACGCCGTCAGCTGACCGTCAAACTCGAACTTGCCGTCTGCGCCGGTCGGTGTGAACTCGCTGCCCGCGCCCGTTCCGCCGAACCACACCGCGTAGCTCTCGGTCTTGCCTTCCAGTGCCTGCAGCGCCTTGTAATCCGACAGCGTGTAGTTTGCCGTAAACGCCAGCGCATCAAGGCTCTGGATACCGGCGATATAGGTCTGCATGTTGTCCGACAGCGTTGTGGTTTCCAGCATCTCCGGATCGCCGCCGAGATCCGGGAATTCCTTGATGTCGATCAGCTTGGAATATGTACCGCCCGCGCTCTGCTTGTGCATGAGCGCCACGCGAAACGTAGAAATCGCCATTTTTTTACCTCCTAAATAAGTTTTCTCCGTCTGTCTCGGCTCTGTATCTGCCAGTCAGGCGGTAAATTGTCCCGTTTGGAACCGGGTTCATGGATAATCTGCTAAAATTCATCGACCGCATCATGTCGTCGATGAAATTCATAATTTTTCTGCATTCCTGCTTCTTGGAAGAGGCTTTGTTGGAATAAACGTTCACTTCATACATGACCGTCGCCATGTCGTGGCTGCTGGTGTCCATATGTTCAAGCGTCGAGTAGTTATCCTGCTCCGCGATGCTCACACACGGGAAAGAAGACGGCGCGTTGATCTCCTCGTCGCCGACCGATACCCCGGGGAACGTCTCACGAAGCGCCTTCGCGATTTTCGAGAATAATTCAGCCTGAATATCTACCACTGAAATACCTCCCTGATAATCCTCGGCAACTCCTGCTCGATGCTTTTCCGTGCCTCATACATTGGCATAGCCGGTGGGTTGCCGTAGGTATGCCCGCCGCCTGCGGATTTCGGAAGATACCATCCGCCGGGGTCGTCCCAGTGTCCCTTGCCGTCCGGGTATGTACCAGGCCCCATGCCAAATTCTCCCGCCTCTGGGTGCCCATATCCATACGTCGCGCCAGCGCCGAACTCGATGAATAGAACGCTCTGCCCGCTTGCCCTGACAATCCATCCGTTTCCCGTTGGCTCTGCCGTGACGGTCACATCCTTCTGCCCGGTATATGCCGCCCGTGCGAAGCGGACCGAAGCAACCGACGCGCCCAGCTGTGCCAGCCTCTCGCAAAGCGCTTTGGCTTTTTCCTGCTGCCAGCGCTTGTATTCTTTCAGCTCGTTCTGAAGCTGCGTAATACCGGCCGTAGAAAGCGGTACAACGACCTTTTTCACGACACACTCACCTTGCCTACCGCATAGGAGATGAAGTTCCGAGAGCGCGCCACGCGCCTGACAACGTAGTCATAGAGCGGCGTTCCGTCCTCTGCGTATTCCGGCTCCTTGTCAATGAACAGCACCGTGTTCTCGTCGATTTTGCAGTTCGTCTCGTCCGTCACAATCACTTTGTCGTAATCTTCCAACGTACCAAACTGCTCGATCTGCGCATTACCTGCGGCGGCGGAGATATTTGCCCGCATCATCCGGGCTTCTTCATAAATGGGGCGTTCTCCTGCAAAGAAACCGTTCTCGTCCGTGACGTCCTGTCTCCCGCCGTACAACGCATACCAGAATGCAGATTTATTCCGTTCGAGGATTTTCATTGCAGCACCCCCGCCGCCGGAACCACGCCCCGCAACATTGCTGCCGGGATATCGGCGCTTCCATAGGTCCTTGCAATGCCATTCTCCGTGTGCGCCGTCTGACCTTCTGCGCCTCTCTTGTTCAGCAGATACACAGCAATCTCAATCTGAACGCTTTCATACTCCGCCGGAACTTCCGAGATCGTGGGATCAAACGGATACGCCCTGCGGCAGATCTTATTTCCGGCCAACGATAAGTAGGCGGAAACCGCGAGTTCGTCTGTTTCGCCTGTCATAGCGGATACAATTTCGATTTTTTGCTGTTCGCTCACGGTTTCCTACCTCCTTTCACTTAACCGCCGGCGCTTTCGCTCTTAAAATCTGCTGCGTTCGCAACGTAAACGCTTCGGCTGTACTCGGGCTTGGTGAACGTGGTTGCAATGCCGGTGAACTTGCCGTGGTACCATTCCGGACCGTGATCCAGACCGATCTGGCCGAACAGCTGGTATTTTTCGCCCGCGCCGGTCTTTGCCAGCGGCTCAAGGAAGAAGTTACCCTTGCCGGGAACCGGCTGATACACGGGGGAGATTACGTCCAGATTCAGCAGCAGTGCTGTGCCGGAGGGCAGGCACTCGCCGAGATACAGATACACAACACCGAGCGGTGTCACCACGCTCGAAAGCGCAATGCCGTTGATCTCACGGGATGCCGGAACGACGGTCAAACCGTTCTGCACTGCGTCCGCATTGATTTGGAACATCGTCACCGCGTCGCACCACAGAACAAGGCCGTTTGTCGGTGCGTTCTGGCCGTAAATTTTCTTCACCATGTCCGCGATGTCCCAAAGACCAAGCGCCTTCGACTTCATGGCGGTTACATTTGTGGTAATCGCAGAAACGAGTCCGCGCGTCTTGTTCACGGTTGCGTCCGTGGTGGCCTTGTTATATACACCGTTGACGAAGGTATACTCAATGTCGCGGGCAACCTTCTGCATCTTCGCTGCGATCTGGAAATCAAGCTCATTGAGCGGGTTTGCCTGCTGGTTTGCGATGTTCACGCCGCTCAGCGTGCCCATGTTCGACTGCTTGGCATAAGAAATACCAACAGCCTCCATAAAAATCTGCGTGACGTTCGTCTTCTGCTCGCGGGTCACGACGGTTGCGCCGGGAGCCGTCAGAGAGGCGGTTTCAGAAATTTCCGGCTGCGTGCCTGTGCCTCCGCCCGTGTATTCCTGACCCGTCACAAATTCCACATGGTTTGTCGTCTTCGCTCTGCCGCCGATTGCCGAACTCAGCGGGCAGCGCGTGTTGCCCTTGTTGAAGAGCATGCCGGAGTAATTCAGCACTCCAAAGCTGGTTGCAAATACATCTGCCACTTATGCATTCTCCTTTACTGTTTGTTGTTCTGCGCCTGCTCCTGTGCCTGCAGGCGGGTGTAGTAAGCCGCCGCCGTGTAATCGCCGCGGCTGTTTGCCTCGGAAATCAATTTCCCGTAATCCTGTTCCGCGTTTCCGTCCGTTCTTCCGTTCACGCCGCCTGGGAAATTTTTGAGTTCATCCTTTCGGATCTGCTTTGCGTAGTTCTCGTTGAACTTCGCCTGATTGGCAAAAACCTTCGTCATATCTCCGTCAGCCATCGCCGCTGCGGTATCCTTTGCCAGCGCCTCGTCGTATCCGAGGTTTGCAAACTTCGCCGTATACTCCGAAACCGTCTTCTCCTTGCGAAGATCGTTCAGTTCCTTTTCCATCCCGGCGAGCCGTTCCGCCTGCTCCTGCTTGGCCTTCTCGTCCTCGCTCAAAAGCGCATTGTGCTTGCGCTTCCATTCGGCGCTTTCCGAGTTCGCCTTGGAAACGGCATTCCGCAGCTTCTCAAGTTCCACTGCGTTGTCCTCAACCTCCAGCGATTCCAGTGCTTTCAGCTTTTCTTCGACGGACAGAGCCGCGTAATTTTCGATACGCTCCGTGATTTTTGCCATAATATTCCTCCTGCGTTTTAACGTCTTCCCTGACACTTTTTCTGTTTTTGTGGGTTCTCTCCCATTTACGATTAAGGTCTTTCCTGACCATATGGTGCCGCGCAGAGGGTACGGCCCTCTCCCGTTTCCGGGTGGTTCTCAACCGTGCGGCATGGTGCCGGATTTCCACCGGCTTACGGTTTCCGGGAGCAGCGTGCAAAGCGCAACCGTCATGGCTCATCATTTATAAGGAAGGAAGACAAATGCCCAATATGGCCGTCTTAGCAAAATAAAAAGGGGCCACAAACACCATTTCTGGTATCTGTGACCCCTGGGTCAGCCCCGCCCCGCTTGGGCGGTCATCTATATTTAGAGTTTTCTCTTTCGGCGGACTTCGATGACCACCAACTGGCCATCTTCCACCTTCACCTCTGCTTTATTTCTCCTGTGGATAATTTCTTCAATCACCCGTGCCGCTTCCGGTGTCAGCCGGAATGTTCTGTCCTGTTCCATTCGCAGCCTCCTTTTTCTCCTGTTCTTCCATATATTCCATGCTCATTTTATAAGCCAACTGTGGATCTGTGAACAACCCAGAGTGCGTAAACGCCAAAACCGGATGGATCTTCGGATTACTCAGCATCGTTACCAAAACATTCGCTTTCTCCGTGATATTTTCGTAATTTCGCCGTGTAAACCGGATCTCCAACGCGGATAATTTCAGATTCAACGCGTCAAAATCTCTGCAAATTCGAAGCAGTAACTTCAAAAATTCCTTCTCAGCCCGTTTGAACATCAGTTCGCTGTCCTTCGCCCGCGCTTCCGCTGCCGACCATCCGTCGCGCATGATAACGGCACTTCCTGTGTCGCTGGTGCTAGAACCGCCATTCCGGTTCGGCATGCCGCAGATCGTCAGCACCGCGTTATACAGGCTGTCCACCAGCGTCTGCGTCTGTACCTGGTTCAGGTCCTTTGTAATCAGATCCACGTCGATGTTTCCGCCGTTGTCGTTCGGTGGGACAAGAATCGCACCGAGTTCCTTGAACTTTTCAAACTGTTCCTGGTCGATTTTACATCCGATGAACTTCCAATACGACTGGATGAACTGCTCCACGCCATCCAAACGATTACTTTCCGCCATGTTAATGGCGTCCAGCAGCGGAAGCACGGTTTCAAACGCTCCGAGCCGCGCCTTGTTCGCTGGATATTCGATAATCGGAATCCCGAGTGACTGCGGTTCGCTGTGAATCACCGCCCACGTGTTTTCAACCTCAAAATACCGGTCCTTCGTCCAGCAGGAAAACACAATCGTCATATCCTCTTTCAGGATATATCGAACTGCCATCAGCGGCGGATTTCCGAGCGCCACGGAGTACACGACGAATGTGAACCGAGGATCAAGCGTAAAAATCTCAAACGGCGCTTCATCTTCTTCCACATCCGCTTCTTTATCCGGCACAATCATGCGATAAGACGTGCCGCAGATATGCGACCAGTCCGCCAATTCCTTGTCCTTTGCAGGCTTATCCTCGCTCAAAACGTAATCGTTCAGCCGCAGCACTTCTTCTGCGATGCCTTCATCATCTCCGCGGCTCACGTACTGGACGGGTTCGCCCATCAGATAGCCAACCTTGAATGAGACAATTTCGTTGGCCCGGTTCTCTACGATTTTATTGTTGATTTCCGGCCGCACCGGCTTTTCACGGTACAGAATCGGTTGATCGCCTTTGTAGTATCGATACAGGTAATCGATGTCTGCCTTGTTGGACGTGTGGACAAGGAGTGCTTTCTGCAGCACGTCAATGATATTCCCGTCGTTTACCTCCGGCGCTTCGGAGTAAATCACTTTTCGACCAAATAAATTCCGTGTTTCCGTTCTTGCCCACCTCTTTTCCGATACTTTCTTACCTGTCTCATTTTACCATAACTCTCGTATGGTGTCAATACTTTATATCGTGATAATACCCATACAAGACTAAAAAGGCCGAGAAAATGCCGTAATATTTCCACCGTTCAGGCTCTGTGCGAACTCCGCCAGCATTGCCATGCCGTCCGGCACGTCGTCGTGCTTATTTTTGCCCGCCATCGTGTAGCTGCAAAGCATGTTCATCATCTTCCCGTAATCATCGTTCCGCTTATACAGGTGTTCGTCTTTGAACAGGCAGTGTTCCTTCACCCACGCGCTGTTCACAATGATCTTCGTCTCCTTGTTCGCTGTGGTGTACTTCGTCGTGATATGCGTCGCGACGCCGCGCTTTTTCACGTCCTCCTGTATCTTCTCCGCCACGCGCCCGCCTGCGGAGTTACTTTCAAACCGGCAAGCCCCAACCTTGTCGCGAATCAGAATATCCGCCAGCCGCACGTCCACCGTGTTCGGAAGCCCATTATCGCACACGCAGTCCCCAATATAATAATCCTGCCCATACACCCACGCGACCGGCAGGAAGGCGTAGTCCGTGCCTTTGTCCTTTGTGTCGCAGATTCCGATAATCGCGTCCGGCTCCTGCTTCGGCAGTTCGAAGAACCGCCGCAGCTCGTCCGGGTGGTACACAAGCCCCTCGCGTTCAATCGGCTGATTCATATACAGCGCCCGCCAGCTCACATCGTCCATGATATCGCGCTGTTTCCGGTAAAACTCCGTGCTGAATCCTACGCCGTAGGCATAGTCAAAATTACTCTCGTCATTCTCGTTCATTGCCGGAATCCGGATGAATTTTGCCCGCGAATCGTTCTCATATTCTCGTTCCAGCCTTCCGATCACATCATGGACGCTCCACCGCGTCGCAATATGCAGTTCCTTGCAGTGATCGCCGATTTTACGTTGCCGCAGGTCCGTCGTGTAGACCTCCCAGAGCTTGTCCAGCCGCTCTTTACTGAGCGCCACCTCGATACCGGATACCAGATCGTCGCAGTAAAGAAGCGTCGCCGCGCGGTAAAGGCCCGCATTTCCGGTTCCGATCGACGTAAATTCCAGCGTTTCAAACCTTTGCCGCTTATCAAAATCAATTCGGCAGTCCTTTGCGTTCGTGCTGGATACCTTGACCTCCGGGAACACGTCGTGCCACAGATATTCTCCGTTCGCGTCTACCATACGCAGCACTTCGTCATAGCACCCCCGAATGAACGCGTTGCTGTGCGAGCCGGTCAGAATCGGGTTATTCGGGTCACGTCCCGCGAGGAAGGACAGCAAAAACAATGCCAGCGTCGTTTTCCCGCAGCCAGGCGGAACGCTGATGGACAGCAAATCCAGCTCATCATCCACGCAAAGCGCCTGCAGATCGTCCACCACGCGCTTGAGAACCTGCCGCCTCGGCTGATAGAACCGTTTCTTCGCATCCCGGTCCAGCTCCATGTAGATTAGAAAGCTGTCAAAATCATGCGGCGCTTCAAACAGCAGAGATTTCCGCCACTGCTGGTAGAACGCCTCCACGTCGTGCCCGCTCACTTCCCGCAGCTTTCCGACGCACACATCCCGCAGCTGCCTGTTCATCGCATGCGCCGCCTTGAAATCCGCTTCTTCCCAGCTTCGGCACAGCGAAAACAGGTCGTTATACGCCCCGATGTCCGCCGGTTTTCGCGCAATCGCCGCCCGGATACTCTCCGCCACACGCTGATATTCCATAAAATCACCCCAAAAACAAAAATAGAGGGACCGACCTTAAGGTCAGCCCCTCGGCTCCCCCTCCGCCCTTGCGGTGGGTTATATTCTGTTAATATCTTCTGCGCCGCCTGCATCTACGGCCATGAACATAGCCTCTGTCGTAATCCTTCAAGAGCTCTGCCAGTACCGCAATCGGAGTTATCAGAACTACCAATGATACCTTCACACCCCACCAAATCAGTTTAACAGGGAATAGAAAAATCGTTAGTATCAAATTCATATTTTATCCCCCACTTAGTCAGTCAATACGCAGTCATACAGAGTGACTATGATTGCAATATTTTCGGCCTCCAAGCTGACTTCAGGTTCATTTGCCATATCGACAAGGTTAAGGAATTTTCCCGTAACCTTCGCGGTCTCCATAATGTTTAGTGCTTCCGCATCTGCGATATATTCTTCCTTCATCTGGCAATGGTATACAACGGTCCGTTCCCCCTGTCGCAGCACTTGAACCCATAGCGTGTTACCGTTTTCGAGAGAATACGCCGCGACTTGCCCAACGATTGATACTTCATCGCCTTGTTTCAGCTCTGAGAGAGCCATTTCCTCGTTCTTTATGGTCGGCTCTGCCTCCACGCTATCGCTTTGTGCTTCAGTCTTCCCGCACGCTGTAAGAGACATCAAACAAGTGATTGCCAGGGCAATGCAAATCAGTTTTTTCATAGTCATTCCCTCTCTTTTTTTATTATTCAGCCATCGGCTGTGGGTTACTTTAAAATTGGTTCATGTTGTCCCTTTACCCATTCGCCATCTTCACCATAGCGGTATTCTCCACGATAGGTGCGTTCGTTGTTCCAGATGCTCTGTACCGTTGATGTCACAAACGGTTTACCCCTTCTGGTCTTATAGCCAGCTGCATTCAGCGCATCTGCCGTTTCTTTCATTGTAGCACCTTTAGATTTCATGTCAAACATAAAGCGAACAGTTGGTGCTTCTTCCTCATTTACGACCAGATGCTTATCAATGACCTTATAACCCATCGGCGGTTGCCCGCCTGCATATCCTCCCTGAGTGGCTTTTATCCTGCGTCCGCCGCTCATTCTCATTTTGATATTCTCCCGCTCAATTTGCGCGAACATCGCCATAAAATTTTCAATAATCATAGCCGTCAGCTTGTCTTGCGCAGACCAGTCTTCCTTTACGCTGATAATCTCGATTCCAAATTCACGAAGCCGGAGCTTATAAGAGTGATAAATCGAGACATCCCTGGACAGTCTGTCAGTCTTCGCTACAATTACATATTCAATCGGAGGATTTGTTACTTCCCCATATAAGATTTTGTCAAGGGCAGGGCGGTGAAGCTTTGTGCCGCTAACGCCTTCGTCGACATACCATCCAGTAATTTCGATGTCGTGTTCCTTGCAGTATTCATTTATTGAATCTCTTTGAACATCAAGACCAAATTTATCCTCACCAATCTGTCCTTCCGTAGATACCCTCAAATATGCAACAGCTTTCTTCATTACTACGCCCCCCTTATTTACGTTTATATTGTACCGCGTTTACGTTTACTTGTCAACGTATTTTTGATTTCACGCTTGACATTTTGGTGTGACAAGTATATGATATAGGTGTGACATAAAAGGAGGTGAAAGTGTGTCACCATCTGGAAGACCAAAGGCAGAGAATCCAAAGCAGTCAAGGTTCAGCATTCGTTTAGATGCGGAGATGGAACGTAAGTTAGAAGAATATTGCCGCAAGCATAGCATATCAAAAGGCGAGGCAATACGGCGTGGTATTCATCTGCTATTGAGCCAAAAGTAAAGAAATCTCCCGCGCTATATCTGTTTGGCGACATCGTAGCACGGGAGACCCCACATCCTTTTGAAAGGACGCATAAATACTGTATCATGCTCTTTTCATTAGGTCAAGTTTGAAAGGAGTCTTTCATGGAAAACAATTTGCAAATCTTTAATAACCCTGAGTTTGGTTCATTCCGCAGCGTTGACTTGAATGGGCAGACGTGGTTTATTGGGAAGGATGTAGCCACAATTCTCGGATATAAAAACGCGCGGCAGGCTTTGCACGACAACGTGGATGACGACGATAAAATGGATGGGGTATCTGCTACGGACTCCATCGGGAGAAACCAGAATTACATTGCAATTAATGAAAGCGGTCTGTATTCTCTCGTCATGTCTAGCAAACTCCCAAACGCGAAAAAATTCAAGCGGTGGGTCACTTCCGAAGTTCTCCCAACAATCCGCCGTCACGGCGCGTATATGACGCAGCAGGCTATCGAAAACGCACTCACAGACCCCGATACCATCATCCAGCTCGCTACCACGCTCAAACAGGAACGCTCCGCTCGCTTCGCCCTTGAGGCACAGATTGAGGCCGACCGCCCGAGGGTGCTTTTCTCGGACGCTGTCTCCGCCTCCCAGACCTCTATCTTGATTGGTGATTTCGCGAAAATCCTCCGCCAGAACGGCGTCGACATCGGTCAAAAACGCCTGTTCCAGTGGTTGCGCGACAACGGCTGGCTTATCAAGCAAAAAGGCGAGTCCTGGAACATGCCAACCCAGAAATCGATGGATAAGGGCCTCTTCCAAGTCAAGGAAACCACGATCTCGCATTCCGATGGGCATATCCACATCAGCAAAACTGTCAAGGTCACCGGCCGCGGCCAGGTCTATTTCACAAATCTTCTGATGTTCGGAGGTGCCAACTCTTGAATGACCGTCAAGCTTTACTTAATCTTCTGCTAAACCTCTCTCCAGAACAGGCTGGCAAACTTCGATCGAAAGCATCTTCTATCATCTCTCAGCTCGTGCAAGCTGGTGTCCCTGAAACCACGGCCATAGCTATTATTTCTCTCGCAATTTCATAATGTTGGAAAGGCATTGGGTGTCTGTCAGGACACTCGATGCTTTTGGTGTTTTAGTCTCGTATGGTTCTTTTAGCTAAGTGAAGTAGCTGGGCCATAGGGGCTTTTTGTTTTTTGGGGAATTGAAACAGCTAACCCCCGCGTTGCCGGGCGGCCCATATCCCCCGCCCCCGGTGCAGCTGCGCGCGGAATTTTTACGTCTAATTTAAATTAAACTATTGACATTTTACGTCTAATTTGATATCATGTAAACGTAAATCAAAAAAGCGCCCCCGCAATCCTACCACAGACCACCGGGAGCGCGCCACACAAGGAGGCAGTGACATTGTAACACAGCCTCCAGAGAATGACAAGGAGGAAATAAGCATGGATACAAAGAAGCAGATCAGCAAGGCCCGCGCAATCATCGAGAGCCGCAACGACCGCAGCGCATGGAATAAGGGTGTTACCGCGTACGCCCTCGAAATGCTGGACGACCTGGCAGACGATAGCCAGGAGACAACCGCCGAAGATCTCAGCACATGGGCGAGCATTAAAGCAAAGCTGCTGAACGGTGCGGACGATTGGAGCGTCTACAGCTGGGGCGGATCTGCGTTGATCTATGCCGGCGACATTGCAGAGCGGCTTTGCTGCCCGTCCGAACTCAAGAAGACCAGAGGCGGCGAGCGCCGCCCGAACAACCGGGAAGGATGGCTTGATGTACAGGCGCGGGCGCTGTATCAGGCGGCAAACAGAGTATGTAAAGCGTTGCTGGCTGCAAAGGAGGGCTGAGCGTATGTACTACGTATCGTGGAGCCCCGCCGCAAGTGAAGCAACTTACACCCGCTGTTTTACCTCTGCCGCAGAGCGTGACCAGTTTGCAGCCGGTCTCGGCTGCCGGAACGTCCAGACATGGAGCCGGGGGGGGGTGACCGCATGACTCTGCTTTTGCTGATCCTTATAACCCCATTTGCAATCTTTATGCGCTTTATTGATCTGATGACTTGATGACAGCCCCGAGCGGGCGGGAAGGATTTTTGCTATGACTTACGTTGTTAACTCTTGGGGCGTCCGCATCCCGTTTAGTGCTGCCGTCGCCCTTATGGTGGACGACATCCGGGAGGCCGTCGCAGCGGATCTCGCACCGTGCGACGATCAATCGTTTTTTGTCGAGTACGCAAAGCGGCACGCCGAGCGATACGGTGCCGAGTGGGAGCCAGACAGCGCCAGCCCCTGCATCTAATCGCATACGTTCAAAGCCGCCCCAGACCTGGGGCGGCTTTTCTTTTGCCGTCTGGCAGTACATGCCGGGCGGTATTTTTTGTGCGTGCATCTCTCGCGCCTCTGGCGGCGCGTCACGCCGCTTTTGCGTTTTGACACGTAAACACACGCCGAAGCATCAAACACCGCACGTTGTTCCGTTCTCGCCGTCCTGCATGCATCCGTGTCTGTTCTTGCGCCGCCACTGCCGCGTTGTGCTGCTTTTGCCGTCTCCTGGCATCCGTGCAAGGTCCCCGCAGATTGCCGCGCCTGTGTCCTCTCCGCGCCTCTCAGCCAGTGCCGCCAACCGCTCCCCGTGCATCATCCGAGCGAGCGGGCAGGCCGTCGGTCATGGTGCCCCTACTTTTTGTCCGTCCAAGCTCCCGGCTTGGGCCATGCCGGGCGACGGCGCATCGGGGGTCAAGCCGTGTGCCGCCTGAAAGTCGCTGAACGAAAGTCGCTGCCATAGTCGTAAGAATCCCCGACAGTCATAGTCGCTGCCGGGGATTTTCATAGTCGCTTAGTCGCTGGACGGTTCCACGTCAATGATAGTCACACCACCATAAGCGTCTTCCAGATATTTCTTTTGTAGTTCATCGTCCGAAAGTCGCTCGCCCATCGGAGAATCCGGTTTCAGCACCACGTCCTGCTGGTCTTTATAGCCCATATTGTTTTTCATCAAAAAGATTCCGGCTACAGGGTTAATCTTGCCGTTTTGCATGTAATCTTCCATCTGAGCGTTCAAAATTTTATACGCTTTTTTTAATGCGCCACGCGCAGAGTCGCTTAATTGTTTACTTCCATCCCCACCATTTACCCATCTACATATCACATTTCTATTCACATCGAATGCCAAAGCAAGTCCAGCAACAGACGGTTTCATATCATTATCGGCGCAAAGCTGGAAATAATCCATCACTCTTTGGATAACTTGATCTTCGTCAGTCATGTCAGGTTTCTTCCAGTCAAACATAGCCAGATTATGTTTCAGATACTTGCTATTCTCACCGGGAGCTACTTGAATATCACGATCAGGACGTTTATTGCCGCCGGAGCCCTTCGGTCTACCTCTACGCTCTATTTTCTCAGCCAACCATAACGCTCCTTTCATAAAGTCGTTAATAAGTTATAAAATACCCTATTTTATCATATCATGCCTAAACGCGTTTGTCAAGGCGTTAAATCTCGATCAGCGTGATTTTCCGGATTTTTCGCCCGTTAACCTTGAGTAGTTCTACACTATCGACATAAGCGCGGAAACTTTCATCGGCAAAAAACACTGTTCCGTCAACTTGCACACTCGGAAAGTCGACGCGCAGTGATTTGTCGCCTGGGACCTCAAAATAACGTTCCGGTAATACCTCCATGCATTACACTTCCTTTCATCCGATTCCATCAATCGCCATCAGCAGCCTATCGGCGTTCTCAAGGGTCCGGTTTTTCCGGTACTCACACCGTGCCGCCTCGGTCGCCTTGATGAGCTGCGCCCAGTGATTGCCGAGTTCCCACTTGAATTTCAGGGCATCGTACTCGCTAAGTAAAGTTTTTTTCTCGAGGCTCGCGCGGTCTCTCGTAACTGTCTTCGTTCTGTAGCGCCCGTAGAGCGCCGCTAGAGCCTGAAACATAACCATGTCCGGGAATGGCATGCCTCCTGGCATCGGGTCGCCACGGGCCGCCAGCGGCTCATAAGGAAGGTTCGCTTGGGAAGACAATGTTCAACGCCTCCTCTACGCTGTGGGCACAGCCAGCGAGTGCGCCGGTCTGAGCCATAGCGTCTAAAAATCTTTGCTGATCCGATCTGGGATACTCGCCGGGGAGCTTGACTTCGACGTAAAGCGCGCGTCCATCCGAGATTCTGTGCCCCATGATGTCGGACTCGCCGTGCTTGCCGACGTTTACGCGGCCACCATAACCGGTCCAGAAGTTCCCGACCGTGTGGTTTCTTGCTACGCAGCCGTTGGAACACAGTGCTGCGATAATCTGATTCTGTAATGCTGTTTCTTGATTCATGTAAGTTCCCTCCGTATGGGTATGCCTTTGTTCCGGGCTTGGATGAACGCCCAGCCTTGTTTATATCCGCGTTCGTTCTGAATTCTCAGAAGATCCTCAAACGTCCTACACCGGCCGACTTCCATGCGCTGCTTCTTGCGCACACGCTCAAGTTCTCGTTTTCGCTCCTCAGTAATGCGCTCGAGCTGTATTTCTTCATGCGCTTTGATTTCTTTCGGATGCAGCGGATATTCCGCATGGCAGTATGGACACTCCGGAGCCGTTGGAAATACCATGAAGCAGTTTGGGCACGTTCGAATCTTGAAGTCGCCCGCTGCGTTCATCCTCGCAGGTTTTTTTGCGGATGCTGTAAGACTCCAAGTCATATCAGCGTCCGGAAGTGGGTTTCTGGCATAGTTTCCAACGCAGTCGATAATTTTTGCTGTTTTTTCCGGTAAGTATCGCATACAGCGCATCGCCTGCTGCCAGTAAAGCGCGTGACTGTCCGTTGGCCGAAGAAGAAGGCAGCACGTCACGTCGTCAATGCTCACGCCCTCAGAAATAATTCCAACGTTGCACAGGACCATGATTTTTCCGTCTCTGAAATCCTGCAGAATTTGGGCGCGTTGCTTATCTGGCGTTGTACCGTCGATCTCAACTGCAAGATATCCTGCGGTCGAGAATACACGTGCAGTCTCTTTCGCATGATTCACGGAAACGCAGTATGCGATGGTTTTCTCTCCACCTGCAATGCGTTCCCATGATTTCAGCGCATCTGAGTAGATCGCACGATCTGACATGATACGTTCCAGATCCTTGAGCAGAAAATCGCCAGCTTGTATTTTCAGGTTGTCTGTATCAACGGTAATCGGGGCATAATACTCATACGGTGAAAGTCGATGCTCTGATATCAGCTGCTTCGTCGTAATACCCTGCACCATCGCAGAATAAATATCTCCCAGTGGTTTTCCGTCAAGACGAACAGGTGTTGCTGTCAGGCCCACGGTCCATGTGTTGTAATATTCGACGATCTCAGACCATCGCTTGCTGCGAGATAAATGCGCCTCGTCCACGATCAGAAGGCGCGGAACGGGATACTGCCCGAGTCGGTTTCGTTCCGTCTGGTATGTATTCACTCGCGTATTCGCTATACCGAGGTTATGCAGCAGGCGTTCGTGCTGTTCCTTGAGTTCTCTTCGATGCACCAGCACCAGAACAGGTCCGTCCGTGTTGCGTGCCATCTCTGCAAAAATATACGATTTACCAGCTCCACATGGCGCTACAGTAAGGACGCGCTTGTGGCCATTACTGAACGCCTCGCGGGTTTTGCGGTAAAGGTAATCTTGGTAGTCGCGAAGTTCTATTTTTGTCACCTCGTTTCATGTGATTCATGTTACGGATGTTACGGCGTGTTACGGAGCTCCGTAACATGAAAAGTCCTTGTGCCGCAAGGGTTTCAAGGTTCATGTTACGGTGTTACGGAGTTTTATACTCATTCCTTTATAGAAAAAATATTTTTGAAATCGAAGTGAATAAAAAATATTTTTCTATATAAGTATTGTATTTTCTCCGTAACATCCGTAACATCGTAACACGCGATTTTTAGGCATGTAAAATCGCGGTATTTTCCGCTAAAAAGCAATGTTTTTCACACCGATTTATTGATTTTCGTGTTACGGAAATGTTACGGGCACCGTAACATTTGGACCGTTTTCCGTCACAGAAGGGGTAATTCGTCGTCATAATCCTCGATTTCGGGCGGAAGTCGCAGCCAGACACGCCGCAGAGCCTTAGAGTTGCCGATGCGCTTTTGCTTCATAAAAGAGTCGCTTCCAGGCTCAATCAGGCTGTTGGACTTGAAGTAACTGAGGGTAGCTTTCGGATCAAAACCAGCCTCTTGAAGTGCATCATAGAAGACGTTTTTGTTGATATAAGCATACTCATCGTCTATGCCGCCATATACACTGTTTGTCGTCGGTGGCTCGTTCCCTTGGTAAAAATGGCTTTGATTTTCATCTACCCAGTTGCATAAATATTCATACGCTCTTGCTCCAGCCGACACGGCCTCCCTGGATGCTAGGAACTGTTTGATCTCATCGGATGACAGTTCATTATCATCTTTGAAGATCCATTGTGTAGCCAGAAAATCCGCTGTCAGAATTGCTGCTGCTGCCATCGCCTGTTTTTCAGTAGAATCTCCAGCACACAGATCCTTAAAGTTGTCTTGATAAAGCTTCCGAACGACATCTAATGTCTCATCGTTTTTGTAAAGTTCTTCAACGAACATCTGCCCTGCCCAGCCGTAGTTCTGCTTCAAAGAGCTTGAGATTCTATGACCATCGGAAATTGCAACCGTTCCGCTTGTACATTCGATGTCAATGACACGGTTCACCGCTCCAGCACCCGCTGAGAGGCTTGTAAGCGGCGATTCTCCGGTCGTAAGGAAACAGCAGGACCATGTTGGCACCATCTCAACACCACCCGTCTTTCGGCCTCTGGCCCGCCCTACGCCCTGCGCCAGTTGGTACACGTCGAAGTTCGTCTGTCCTTTGCTGTTCTTCGTAAGCTGCAACTCGTCAAGGCACATTGGAAGATGATTTAAAAAGGCAGCCGTTCGTTCCTGTCCGACTTGTGTTCCATTGAATGTTTGCGCATAATTTCCAAGCGCTGGATTCCCCCAGACAGAAGCAGCAAGCATCAGAGCAACTGTCTTGCCGGTTCCACTGTCTACACCCCATAGGTGAACGAAGAACGGGAGCGATCCAACTACAGATAAGAGCGGAGAAGCAAAGCTTGCAGCGAGCATGATACGCGCTGTCGTAGACATTTTCCGACATTCGAGTGCAGTTTCATACCAAGCCGTTTGTGAACCGTGCGATTGCACAGAATTGTATAAATTTCTGAATGATGTATCGCCGTCGAAAACAAGCTCTTCTACATACGGGGAGAAGCCCTCCCCGTTTATGTAGCCAAGCCGTCCGATAGATTTTGATTCCGGTATCACGTCGTAATTCAGGTTCTCAATGTCATTCAGATAGTCTACAAGCGCAGAAGCGCTGTTGCTTGTCACCGAAATCCCTTGACTTGAAAGTGTGGTGATTGTCCGAGCAGTGGAAATCACGGTTTTCTCAACGATCGTAGTCCGCCATTTCTTATCCCTGCTAGGTGGTTTGAATGCCAGCGTCAGTTTTACTTCGCCGGTGTCGATGTTCACTAAGCGGCCAACAGGCATGATAGGATGTGCACAGGCGCATTCCCTACCGCCGTTTGGAAGGTCCCGGAAGATCCCGTAATCTGTGCATTCCCACGCTCCACAGTTCAGCTCCATAAATTGTCCGTCAAACTCAGTAGAGTTCGGAATTAAGTTTTGACGGCGGCTTTCCATCTCCATCTTGACATACTGCTTGAGCATGTTCTTAAACTGCTTGAAGCCGACAGAAATAGCATTTTCTTCAAGCTTTGCTTTTGCTTGCTCATACATAAAAGGTATACTATGAAGCTCAAAAAGCCTATCATATGGAACTGTAGTCAGGAAATCTTCCTTAGAGTAGCTGTATTCAGGAACAGTTACTTGTTCTGCTTGCATCAAACCACATCCTTAAAATGGGAGTTCTTCGTCTGCATCTGCCGGAATTTCTGTAAATCCGGTTGCTGCCGGGGCGGGCGCTTTATAGCCGCTGGAACCACTGCCGGAATCACTTTTGCTACCACAGAAGTGCGCTTTTTCAACGTTCAATTCGAGTACGGAGCGTTTGTTTCCGTCTTTGTCTGTGTATTCCCTAGTTTCCAGAGATCCTTCAACGACAATTTCTTTGCCTTTGTGGAAGTAGTTGCAAATCATATCCGCGAGACCACGCCACGCAGTACACGAGAGGAAGCACCTACGCTCGTTCTCCTTGTATGTTTCGCTCCATGCTACGCGGAACGAGCATACAGAAACGCCACTTTGAGTCTGCCGCATCTCCGGATCTGCCGTCAGGCGGCCTTGTAAAACAGTTTTATTCAGCATTCTGCGGTTCCTCCTGCTTATTCAGCTCTTCAGTAAGCTTGCTTGCGGTCTTCGGTGCTTCAAACCACTCGGAAATTTTGCTCTCGCCGCCCTTGATGGCGTTGTAAATGCCGATAAACTCAGCAAAATCGTCTGCGTTCATCGCGTCGATTTTCTTCTTCAGCCGCAGCTCGATCTGCTCCTGCGTGACGCCGAGTTTTCCAAACTGAACGACCATCTTCTTGACGCGATCGATGAGCGGAATGTCATTTTTGCCTGCAATCGTACGTTTGCACTCTTCAATGGCATCTTCCACAAACCAAGAAGGCAGAATTGCCAGAATGCGCGCACGGAGTCTGCGTGTCGCCATATTCGCATTGTTTTCGTAAATGTCACGCTGGCTCGTCAGATCCTCCATGACCGTGGTCTTCGTGCGCCGGTCCGTTTTCTCTCTCTGGTGCGGGTTCGTGAAGTTCTGGACGCTTTGGGCGTTCGTTTCCAAGTCCCAGGCATACGCCTGCATTTCAGACTTTCCATCATCCTGAGACAGTTCCTTAATTCCGTAGTCGATGTTTCCCCAGCAGCGGGCCAGTTCTTCAGCAAAGCGGATGGTTGGGCCAGAGACTGTCTGTCCACCACGTGGGAAGCTATAAAAGGCTTTCTCCGCCATAGAAGGTCTCTGGCACGCCTGCATCGCCTTCGCGTAAGCGTCCACCTCATCGCGTGGGAAGCGCTTTGCAATGACAAGCTTACCCTGGGCCTCAGCAATCGCTCGGTTTGCTTCGATAGCAACCGTGCCCTGGTTGATATTATCGAATTTTGCAATCATGCCCATATGTGGCATGTTCGGCGCGCTCTGGTTGTTGTATTCCGTGATCTCGTTACTCATATGTAACCTCCTACATCAGTTCTTTCGCCAGCCAGACCGGCAAGGCGAGATTGTTGACTTGATTTTCCTTCCCGAGATAGCCGTACCAGTTCCCGGACTGCTTGCAATCATGATATTCGTTTAGGTACTCCCGATACAGAATCTGTCCACGTCTTACGAACAGTTCATCTGCTTGCAGGACGTTTACTGCATACGGCGGATTCTTCTCCACGACGATGAATACGAACAGTGGAACAGTTCCGATATTTGCCGCCACCCCCTCGGAGTACATCGCGGCCTGCAAGTCGTATCCATATTTCACCGCATCGCGCGTGAACGCTTCTGTGCTCGCGTCGTTCGCAGATTTCAGATCAACGATGATTGGTCGGCTGAACTTTGTGCAGAGGCAGTCCGTGCGGCACTTGCACGCCTCGCCGGTCACTGCATCCGTCCAGAAATACGGTGTTTCGCGCGCTCCATCAAGAAGCTTGACGGCAAACGGTTCAGACCTCAACGCCTCCACCATCTCCGCCGCTTGCTGGGATATTGCAGCGTCAATCACGGTTTTACTATCCGCCGCCTGCAGAAATTCCTGCCATGCGGTTTTGCCGTCCTTCGTCCGCCGGTCGATCTCCGGCGCGGGAATAAATTCCTCGGCAAACGTCTCCGGCTCAAGCGCCAGCTTGTGGAACACCTGCCCGAACAGCAGCGCAGGCGTCGGCTCCGGCTGGTTCTCCTTCGCGTATTTGAATTTCTGCGGCGATTCGTGGAACTTCCAAAGCTCCGACCGGCTGATCGCCGGATGGGAGCGATATTCTTTCTCTGTCATTCGCGCGCCCTCTCTCCAAGAGTGTCTTTCAGACACGCACACAGAAAAGCTCCATTCGCCATGACGTGATAAAGAGACGGCAGGCCGGATTCCCCATCGATATGTGTCGGGTCTTCCCAGATTGCCAGAACATGTCTGAGAAGCGCCTCGTGCCATCTCTCCGGCTCAATGCTGCGCCAGTCCTCGGCCTCTGCGTACTTTGCCAAGCCATATTCGCGCGTTGCCATAATCGCCTCTATGGCTTCTACGGGAACAGTAGAAGGGCGAGGCTTGTTGTCGTCGTATTTTGCGCCCTTGATTTTACCATCCGGAAGATTGTGGAACCCGCACGACGGGCATGTATCCAGATCCTCCAGCAAGTTATCGCTAATCAAAATTCCACATGACGGGCATTTGCAAACGCCGTTGCCCAAGAATTTCCATCGCATATTATCCAAGCAGCTTCTTCAACTCCTTTCTCATCGCATAAAGTTGCGTTTCCGCGTTGATCGCACGGGTTTTGTAATTATCAAACGTCTCTTCCTCGACCTCGACGGTAGAAAACCGTCTGCGGCAATCCTGACATTCATACCGCCGTCTTCTGAGTTTTTCTTCTTCGCCCGCCCAGGTGTTCCGGGAATCTATAACGTTGCATCTGTGACCGCATTTGCAGATCATAGCTTAATCCCCCTTATGTACTTATCGAAATACGTCACGGCCACCGCCATAGCCTGCCACATGTCCGCCGAGAAACCGTAAAAGAAACCTGGGTTCTTCTTTGTTCCTTTCCCAAAGTTCGGCTGTCCGGGCGCGTAGCGGTCGACAAGGGCCTGGCGGATGTTCGCATCCTTCGCCTGAGAGTGCCCGCACAAATAAAGCTTCTCTTCCCGTCGATAGATCTTCCGCATTGGTAGCAACTCCTTGTGTTCAGCCACATATTCCCAAAAGCGCCCAATCCAGAAGCAGGTGTCAAAGACTTCCGCGCCTACGGGCATACCCATACCAGAAACCATCTCGATTGCAAAATGTTCGTAAAAGTCGTACGGCGTAACAATCACGCCAAACATATCCTCGTTTGGTTTCTTCCCGACTTTCAAGATTCTCCGGATTTCCTCCCCATCATGCTCCGCCAAAACATAGCCGGATTCGATATTCCCCGGGTCAATCGCAAGAATTGTTTCCACCTTGCAGCCTCCTTCCGGTCTCGCACGGCTTCATCTCGTCGCAAACGCCGTATTTCGTACAATGCGGCTCGAGAAGTCCTTCAAATTCCGGGCAATGGTTTACCACCAACCAGCGCATCATCAAGACAACTTCCCGTGTTTCTTTTGCCGCCAGTTTACAGATGCGTTTCTCTGCAATGGTCATCAGCTCTTCGGCGTTCATGTACCAGATCATGTCTACAAGCGCGTCCTGCCGCGCTGCGTTCCGATCGTATTCGTCCTGTCTGTCATTCCTTTGAGACCGGATAAACGGCTGTGCGTGGACGTGGCGGGCTAAGTGGGTGCTTACCCAATACGGCACGCCCTCAAGGTAAAACGCGAACTGTAACGTCCGAATGGGGCTGTGCCGCGCCCGGAGGATGGAGTGTTTCCACTCCATGTCCGGTTCCGTCTTCATTTCTTTGCCGATGGTGACTAAGGCGCACTGTTTGGCAAACGCCCAGTCTGCATCGGTGGGGTATTTCAAAAGTGTGATATTCATTCTTCCCTCCGTTCTCCGTAGCTGCAAAAATCGTCAGGTTTAGGTGCGTCCTCTGGTGTGGCCAGAACGACATGAAACATCTTGCAGCCATACCACTCTCCACCGTTGTTATCCGCAAACCACTTGCAATCTTTGCAGCGCACAACCTGCACAGCGTCCAAGGTTGGTGCATCTTCAATTTCAAATTCTTCCGATAGCCACTTGAATACATACGCAAGGCAAAACGAACCGAAGCCAACGTGATAATTTTTATCTACCTGATCAAAATACAAAATGTTGTAATACGGCTTTTCAGCCGATCCAGAAACAAAAATTTTGGCAAAGTTGGTCTTTATCTTATCCTTTTTGTTGCAAGCATCTGCGCTCTGCATATCTCTTTCAAACGCCATCGCAACCTCCATCCATTTTCGCCCCGCAGTTGGGGCAATATTTTGGCAGGCGCTCCGGGTCGTCCGTCCCGTCGTCAATGCAGTAGCCACACTCGGAGCAGTGCCACACATCAAAGACGATCTCGCCGTCGGCGTAACCGTCGCCCTCACCCTGCCACTCCCCGTGCACCACCTCTGCAACGTTAGCGGCGGGCACATCCACGATAGCATCCAACAGCGGCTTCAAACGCTCCCTGATTGCATCAGCATTAAAGACACTTGCGTTCTCGTATGCACGGATAGCGAGGTTGCGCGCCTCTCTTAACGCATCGCGCCGGATATAATCAGCCATCATTTATCCCTCCTATCGCGGAAGAAGCCACAGACCAACCATCCAACGTAGAATCCGAGCATGAAAATGCGCACAAGCAGCGTCCAGTGGGCTTCAATCATTGTCCCGCACCTCCACGCCAGCCTCTTCCAGCAGCCCGAAAAGGCCGGTATCAACGCTGCTGCCAATATACTCGCCGTTTTCGTCAAAAAAGTTGTACTCCGTGGTCGGGTGGGCTTCTATTCCCGCAAGCTCTTTTAAAAGCTTCAGATATTTGTCGTTGTCGATAAGCTGTGCCTGATCGAGCTGCTCCAGCTGCGCTTTTGTTATACATCTAGCCATTTTTTCGTCCTCCGGAATTTCTGTCCACACGCCGGGCAGTACTTGATGTTTATGATGTCCTGCGTTGTAAAACTGCCACAATAATCCAGGACGCGGACGCGCAGCCTGCCTTGTGGGTTCACCGATATTTCGATGTCGCTAAAAACTTTGGTTTTGTTCAGACGCACAAACTGTTTGTACTCGCCGTTGCAGTAATCACACCTGTAAGGATAACTAACCATCCTTCTTGTCCCCTTTTTCGCCAAAAATTACCATCGCAGAATATGAACTGCGTCCTTCGTCAACCGCAAACCCAAATTTGATGTCCAGAACATGTTCCGTCGTGTACCGTCTATCTACAATAGCGTTTACCATTTGCTGGATATCGTTTGCGCTGTTTGCGCGTAAGACAACAACCCTCATGTTCTGTCCTCCGTTACCCACGTCGGCTTATTGACCGTCGATGTTGTGCCCGTATAGGTTTCCCGAGCCGCGCATTTGCTGCAAATCCCGTTGCAGCACGTCCATCCACCGCCGCAAGGTCTTATTTCAGCCATTATTTGTCCTCCTTCCCGCGCGGCTCCTTCGGCCGCTCCGGTTTTATCCACTCCCTGAGCTGCATCGCGCATGAGCAGCAAAGCTCGATATCCGGTTGGTCTAGTTGGCGCCACTGGCGGATATTTACACACGTTGCAGACGATTCGGGGTTTATCTCCGCCCCGCAGCGGTCGCAAATTCGTTTAATCGCCATCCTTCTTGCCCTCCATTTCCTGCAAAGCCTTCTCGGCTTCTTCGCGGGTCAAAAATGTGGTCTTTCCGATTCTATCTGGGCTAAACGCGCGCTCATATGTATGTCCTGTTTTATCGACGTGCTCACTGTAAATCCATGAAATACCTGTTTCGTCCACCGCGTACCCTACCACCGTAAAATCGAGGATCTGCCCGGCATTGCCGAAATACACCGTATCACCAACCTTGCACGTCAGAATCACGACGCGCCCATCCTTGTCGGCCTGAATAAGCTCCACAATTTTCTTGAAAGATATGTCGCAGTTGGAAAGCAACTTTTCGGCTTCTAGTGCTTGAGCGCAGCCCTGCGGAGATAACCCCGCATCTTCGTATTCTTTGAGCCTGTCCCACACCTGCTTCTGCGAGCAGTTCCCGTCATGCGGGCAAACGCGGTAGCCGCATTTCGAGATGTCGCAGAAGTTTCCTTCAAATGTTAACCGTTCCATTTATCTCTCCTTACCGCGCCAGCAAAAGCAGGAACCGCCAAGTTTGACTTCCTTCGGCGCTGTGCATTTGTCCGTCTGCCCATATGCGCAGATCTCGCAAGCGTCCAGCTTTGCCATATCGCGCATTGCCTGCAACAGCGTTGCTCCAAGCTTTTGATTCTGTTCTTTCAAAAAACAGACCGTATCGACCAGCTTTTTGGTTGTCATTTTTTCATACGAAGACCTGTCCATGTCTCTGTCTCCTTTCTTGCCTCTGCCAAGCGTTTTCTTTGTCTGCGCACGCCTGACATCTTGTTTTCCCCGGGCGTGCCGGTTCCTGCCCGCATCGCGTACAAAGCCCGATTTCGCGGAAGAACGCATAGGATTCTCGCTTGTACTCCCGGATATACCGGCGCATATACTCTTTGCTAGACACTCGAGGCTCCTTCCTCCGGCGCTTCCGGCAAGCCGCGCCATTCCCAGCGCTCGCCCCGGCAGCCATAGCAAGGGCATTTCGTCGCGGAGCCACAAAGCCCGCATAGCCCTTCGACTTCGCCAAGCCGCTCGCAACTGTTGCAATTTTTGCATTCGCTGCATTCGTTCGCATTTTTAGCGAGCGTCAGCAGCGCGTCCCTCTCGGCTTCAAGGGTCTCCAGTTTCTTGTGATAGAGAGCTTGTACTTCGTTTTTTCGGTCAATTTCCTCGTGCAGATTCGCGTTCGCGCTGATCAGCCACTCGATCAGATCAGCAGCCAAACCCGTCAGTAGGCAGGACCCACAGCCTTTGACATCTGTTCGGCGGGAGCATATCCGCAGCGCCTTAACTAGGTTTGTTGTTGTCATCTCAAATGTTCCCTCCCCATTCTTTTAGCCCTTGCAGCCTTCCGACAGTTACTGGCCCCTCCGGCAGTCATCTGGCTCACGGCAATGGCTTTCTGCCGTTTCTCATATCCGGCGTTCCGTTTTTCCTCATGCTCCTTCCAGGCTTCACAGGCTGCGCCGCAGCCTGGAGCGCGTTTCGGGCAGTCTCGAGTACATGGGCCAAAATTACTCATATGTTTTCCTCCCATGCGGAAAAACAACGGCCATCCTGCTCCTGATCGCTCCAGTCCGCATACTCTTCCAGAACGTCCAAAGCTTTTTCGTCATTGGCAACGATGCAGTCAGCCAGGTATTCGAAAAACGCTTCTGGGAAGCTCTCACAGTATTGAACGATCTCGCCAAGTCTCCTGTAATCTCGCATACTCACCTCCACAGCTTCGTGAACACCGTCCAGAAGACGATATCCCTATATGTAATTGGCCTCTGAGGCGGTTCGTGGGTGTCGTAAAAAGTGGTTTCACGTCTTATTCGCTCTGCCGCGAAGTTGAACGCTTGCGGGAACCACTCATTCCAATCGTCACAACCGCCGCACCTCTTGTGCTCACGTTCACACTCTTTGCAAGGCCGTACCATATCAGTTCTCCGTCAGGATTGCACCCGCGAAGAAGCATACAGACGCGCCGAAGAGTGCGATTGCCGCCTTCAAAAGGCCAAGTCCAAGCATTGCTGCCGAAGCTCCAATCAGCATGCAGGCAATCGAAAAACAAAACGTTTCCGTCATTTTCTTCACTTCTGCCTGCTTCCGCTGTAGCCGCTCGATTTCATTCCAACTCCGGCCAAGCTCTCTTTCTCGCGCTCGGCGGTGATTCGCCTCGGTGATAAACTCAACGTCAGTCATCTTCTGCCTCCACAAAATTCCCATTTCTCAGCGTGTACCAAGTGTCCGCTTTGATTATGGACCCATCAACGATTCCCGCCTTTACAGCAACGATGGGATATGTCTCGCCGTCCCATTCTCCGCGTTCCACGCAGCAGATCGCACAGCCAAGCGCGCCTTTCGCTTTGCATTCAAGCCCGGCGGCAAGCGCTACTCCAGTTTTGCCGGTGGCCGATGCTGCGCCCTGATCGCCGGTGGCCGATGCTGCGCCCTGATCGCCGGTGGCCGATGCTGCGCCCCGAATGCCGGTGGCCGATGCTGCGCCCTGA